GTGGATGGGTTGAGCCCGATCAGCACGGCCGACGGCAATCCCGCCACCGCGGTGAAGCGGCTTCCGATTGGTCGAGGTGGGCGCGTCATCTCAGGGACCGCATACCAACTGTTCGGGCAGCCGTACGAATGGACCTACTCCGACGCGGCGACGCTGGCGACCCGCGTGCGCGGAGATTTTTACACCTGCGCGGCCGACCTCACCAACATCCAAGCGCACCCCTTCATCTGGTTCAACAATCTCGGCGGCAACGGCTACAAGGGCGTGCTGTTCGGGGCTGACATCATGGCCTATGTCGCCCTGAACAAGTACAACGTCGCCCCCGTCGATCTGCCGCGCCGCGATCTCTACGCCCGCCTCGCCATGGAGATGTGGGCGCAAGCCGTCTGCCTCGTGTTCGATGAGGTGTACGCCGCGACCAAAAATCCCCACGTCTATGCCATCCCCGTCTCGGGATGGGCGTTCAGCAGTGGGTTTCAGGTCAGTGGACGCCGGTGCAATTACGCCCACTACCGCCTCAAGCACGGCGGCGACGTGATGCAGCTGGCCCGGCTCGGCTTCGGCACCGAGGCCCCCGACACGGAGGCGCCGACCGAGACGCAACTCCTCGCGCTGGTGTCGAAGACCGACACGCAGATCGTGGTGGACGGGCCCGCGGCCACCGACAACGTCGGCGTCGTCGCCTACCGCTTCTTCAAGGACGGCGCGCAGGACGGCCCGGATCAGGCTGGGACGAGCCATACCTATCCCGGCCTCAGCGCCAGCACGACCTACAGCCTGAAGCGGCGCGCGCTCGACGCGATCGGCAACGTCTCCGGCGACTCGAACACGCTCTCGATTCAGACGAACGCCGCCGCCGATACCACGCCGCCCTCGTTGCCGGTCATCGACACCCCGCGCACCGTGGGGCAGGACTTCATCACCTACACGTGGTCCGAGTCCATTGACACCGAGTCGAGCCTCCTGCGCTACCGCTTCAGCTTCGACGGCGGCGCCGATGAATTCGTCCTCCCGCCGACGCGGACCATCACCAAGAGCGGGCTGCTCCCCGCCACACTCCACACCGGCAAGGTGCGCGCCGAGGATACGCAGGGCAACGTCAACCCCACCTACAGCGCCCAGGTGAGCGACACCACGCTCGCCACGTCGGACACGACGCCACCGAGCAAGCCCGGCGATCCCGAGGTGACCGCGCGGACCAGCACCACCCTCACCATCGACTTCACGCCGGCCACCGACGACGTGGCGGTGGTGGATTACGTCATCACCTGTTCCGCGGGCACGCTCGCGCATGACGGGAGTGCGGTGGCGGGCTTCTCCGTGGTCGATGCGGCCCCGCCCACGACGATCACCGGGCTACAACCCTTCGCGACCTACCCGACCTCGGTGCTCGCGCGCGACACCGTCAACGAGTCGGAGTCCAGCGCGACGGTGGACCTGCTGACGCTGCGCCTGGCCCGCGCCGTCACGACCGGCTCGCGCCTGCGCGCCACGGTGTTGCCGATCATCGCGTATCCGTGTGCGGTTGGCCTCGACTTCTACCCGACGGCGCTCGCGGCCGGCTTCCTCTGGTCCATGGCCAGCAGCACCAGTGAGAACGACTGGCTCGCCGTCAAGCTCCTCGCCAGCGGCCAGATTCAGGCCATCCGGAGCAACGTCACCGGCTTCACGGCTGGAGCCACCGCCGTCGGCACGTACACCATCAATACCTGGAACAGCGTGATTGCCATCTTCGAGTCGGCCACGCGGTGCACGATCCGCCTGAACACCGACAGCGAGGCGGGCGAGGAAACCGTGTCCAAGACCTTCCCGGTCGGGTTGGACCGCGAGACGGTGGGCGTCCTCGACCGGCCCACCCCGTTCCAGCACTACGCGGGCCGCGTGGCCAATCGCGTGCTGTGGAACGAGGCGCTGGACGCCGTGGCGCAGCGCGCCTTCCTCGATGGGGGCGATCCCTGGAACATCCGCGGCGGGGCGCTGGTCAGCTACGTGCCGCTCTACGGGCAAGATCCCGAGCCCGATATCGCGGGCAGTGCCGACATGACGCTGCTCGACGTCCCGACCACGGCCGACGGCCCAGAGCGCGTCCTGAATCTCACCGACCCGACGCCGCCGGGCCCCCCGCAACCGCCCACGAATCTCGCGGTAAGCGCGCTGGGGGCCACCACCGTGAGCATCAGCTTCACGCCGGGCGCCGACAGCACCGGCACGCGCGTGCGGCGGCTGGATACCTCCGTGGTCTTCGAGCTCACCAGCGGCGAGACGCTCTTCGTGGACAACGGCCTGCTGCCCTTCACGCGCTATACGTACACGTTCGCGGGCACGGCGGCCACGCTGGAGTCGGCACAAACCGCGCCCTTCGAGATCACCACGCGGCCGGTGCACCAGACCCCCGCCACCGGGCGCACCCTGCGCTCCGGCGTCACGCCGAAGGGGTAGGGATGTGGCCACGGCGCGATCCGCGATCACGGCACGCGGGGCCACGACGGGGCGCAGCGTGAAGACCGCGCGCGTCGGCCGGGAGCCCACCTTGAGCGGGGCCGCGACGATCAGCGAGCTCGACACCAGCGCGGCCGTGACGCTGCCCGTGCGCTACAACGGTGGGGCCTACACGGTGACCTTCGGCACGGTCACTGCCACGGTGGGCAACCCCGCCGCCTCGTCGCTGCTTGAGCCCTCGGCCAGCAACCAGACGGGCAGCGGCTTCACCCTCACCCTCCAGGCCGCCCCAGGGGCCGGGACGGCGGTGTCAGCCCCGTGGAGTATCAGCCCATGAGCCAGCGTGTGCTGCGCGTGATCCCCGTGACCCCGGCGACTGAGATCCGCGGCGGGGTGCTCAGCGTCGTGCCCTGCCCCACGCACTGGCCGGACGGCGTCCATGCCTTCCACCACTGCCAGTACATGGTGACGCGGTACGCGCCGGTGGCCCCGCTGACCGATGGGTACGTGGAGGATCTGCACGACGGCCCCCACCTCTGCGCGTGCCGAGCGACCCTTGATGGCTGAGTCGGTCCGCGAGCTGAAGGAGCTGGAGCTGACCATTGAGGAGGAGCGGCTCGCCCGCCGCGCGGCCGACCCGCTCTATCAGTGGACGCCGACGTCCCGGCAGCAACCGTTCATCGACGCGGTGCTTCGCGGGCCGACCTACACGAATTTCTTGGTGGCCGCGAATCGCAGTGGGAAATCCGACGCTGGCTCGTTCGCGGGCGCGACCCTGGCCCGCTTCGGGGTGGAGCCGACCCGGGCGGCGTACTCGGAAGGCGGCCGGGTCGAGGTGCGCGACCGGGCGACGTCAGGGTGGGTGATCTCGCTCGACTTCCCCAGTTCACGCGACATCGTGCAACCGAAATACTTCGACAACGGCTTCGTGCCGGGCGGGGCGAGTCACCCGCCATTCATCCCGGCGCGAGAGATCGCGCGGGACGGCTGGCGCGTGTCGGACCAGGTGCTGAAGCTCAAGAACGGCTCGCTGATCGGCTTTCGGTCCTGTGAATCCGGCCGGGGGAAGTTCCAGGGCGCAGGCAAGGACTGGATTCATGTCGACGAGGAGCCGCCGAAGGATATCTACGAAGAATCCACGATCCGCGTCGCAGCCGGCCGGCGGCTGCGCACATTCGCGACCTGCACGATCCTGCCACCCGAGGGGGAGGTGGGCGGCGTGTCGTGGATCTTCTCCGACATCATCCAGCCATGGCAGTCGGGCGAGTTGCCCGGCGTGGGCGTCTTCGGGGCCTCGATCTACGACAACCCGCACTTGGACCCCGCCGAAATCGACCGGCTGGAGTCGATGTATCCCGAGGGCTCAGTGCAACGGCGCATTCGGCTCGGGGGCGAGTGGCTCCCCGGTCTCTCCGGGGCCCGCGCGTACGTGGGCTTTGACCGACGCCTGCACGTGCGCGAAGTGCCGCCGATCCTGCCTCGGGTGCCGCTGGCGTGGTGGTGGGACTTCAACGTCTCGCCGATGGTCTCCGGCATCGGGCAGAAGATCAGCCGACTCTTCCGGGTCCATCGCGAGTTGGTTCTGGATGAGGGCAACGTGCTCGAGATGGTGGACTGGTTCCGCCAGCTCGTGCCCGCCCACCGGGCTGAGGTGTGGATCTACGGTGACGCCACCGGGCGGGGGCGCGACGCCGGCACCGGCAAGAGCGACTACCAGTTGATCCTCAACGCAATGCGCAGCTACCCGGCTCCGGTGCGCCTCAAGGTGCCGGAGGTCAACCCGCACGTGGCCGACCGGATCAACGCGGTGAACGCCGTGTGCCGGGACGAGACGGGCGAGGTGTGTCTCGAGGTGGACCCTTCCTGCAAGGAGTTGATCGCCGATTTCGAGCAGGTGCTGCGGGACGTGCGCGGGAAGATTAAAAAGACCAGCAACAGTTCAGACCCGTACTTCCGGCGCACACACATTTCCGACGCCTGCGGCTACTGGCTTGCCTATGAAAGTCCCGTGCGCGGGCT